ATATGGTACATCACTTACATTATTCACTTTCGTTGATGCAGGAACTAAAGCAGTTGAAGCAGAAACGGGTATAACTGAGAACGAAGCAAATACAAGGGCAGTAAAAGTAGCTACAGAGGCTGCTGTCGTGGAACTAATTAAACAAGGGATAGAAAAGAAACTTTGGAGTTACAAAAATGAAAAGTAAAATCAAGACAGTAATCTTGATTATGAGTTTGATGACACCATCATTGGTTTTTGGCCAAGCTGCCACTAACTCAATTTATATTGATCAGGTTGGTGATGGAAGCAATATTACAGTATCACAGCAGGGCGGCACGAATAGTGTTGGCTCAGAAGGTACTCCCGTAAACATACAAGGTAATAATCAAAACATTACTCTAACACAAGACGGTGCTAGCAACAGCATCGATGGTGTTGTTAATAATGCTGATAACGTTGATCTAGCTATCACTAATACTGGTGATAACAACGCAGTTACACTTAACATGGGTGATACAGCAAGCATCGCTGGTTCTGCCACAACACTTGATGTTACTGGTAGCACTAACACGGTAAGTTTAACACAGGGCAGCGCCTCTTCCTCTAGTGGTGCCACTCAAACAATTGCTATTACTGGTGACTTGAATACTTACACTTCTACAATTAACTCTAATGATGTAACCAATACTGTAACAGCCACTGGCGATTCAAATGCTATCACTATGTTGCAAAATGGATTTGCCGGCAAAAATGTAAACATGGCATTAACAGGCAATAGCAATGACGTTACAATTAATCAGCGGAGCACTACTAATGCGGATACTCTCGGGATTACTTCTTCTGCCAGCAACAGTACTATTATTATCAACCAATGTAACACTATCGGCGGTTGTATCCCCCAATAGTATTGGTTCTGTTTCTGCGTTTACTGGAACAAGCGCGGTTGTTAGGAAAGATCAAAAACTTTCTACGCAATCGCGTTTGCCCATCCAGCAAATGGATAATGTACAGACTGGTAATGGTAGAGTAGAAATTACGTTTGTTGATAACTCAAACGTAAAGGTCACAGAACATTCTAAATTGGTTATCGATGATTTCGTGTTTAGTGGTAATCCTAATACTTCTAAGATGGCATTAAACTTTGCTTCTGGAACTATTCGGTTTACCACTGGCCAACTTGGTAAGATTAATAAACAAAACATCGTTCTCAATACTCCATCAGCTACTATCGCTGTTCGCGGTACAGATTTTGCGACTACAGTAGATGACTTTGGTAAAAGTCTTGTTATTCTATTACCAGAAGAAGATGGTACTGTAGGAGAGATTACAGTAAGCAATGCTGGCGGGAGCGTGACTCTCACTAAAGCATTTCAGGCTACTATGGTAAGAACCTTTGACAATGCTCCATCTAAACCCGCTATTTTAAATTTAACTTTAGATCAAATTGATAATATGTTAATCATATCTCCGGCAAATGAAATTGCTGATCTAGGGGAAACTACTAATTCTAAAGCAAACATCCTAGATTTATCTGAACTTGATATAGATTATCTAAAGAATACTGAGTTAGAAAAAGATGACTTGCAGCTATCCTCTTTAGATGTTGATCCTCTTAATGCTAATTTCCTTGAGGATTATCTAGCGTCATCTATGGGTGGCAGTTCTAGTAAAGATGGTGTTACAGTAAATGGTACAGGATTTGGATATGATCCAACAACACAGATATATACAATTATAGCAGGTGATAAAGTCCAGTTTACTCGGTCTGTTGGAACTACTGTAGTAGTTAATGTAGAAAAAGATAAAGGTAAGGTCTTAAATATCAATGCTGGTGGTAAAGAATACTCGGTACAGGTCAATGAAGGTGGTACAAATATAAATTTAAAACAGTCTAATTAACTTGACTTTTTCGATAAAGTGTAGTATAATGAACTGTTGCAGTAAGAGAGATATGTATGAAAAAGATTCTTAAGAAGATATTCCTGTCGCCATGGTTGGCGCTTCTAACCTTTGCTCTACTAGTATTCATTAAGGTATCTAATCCCTATCTTGTAGATATGGGTCGTCTTAAGTTTTACGATTATCTTATGCTCGGCAAACCTATTGCCGCTAATGAAATCGTGCTAGCAAACATCGATGAAAAAGCAATTCAGAAGTATGGGCAATTTCCATTCCCTCGTACCGTGTATGCTGACATCATCAAAGATTTAAAAGATAGACACGCTACTCTTCTTGGGAATACAGTTTTATTCCTAGAGCCTGATAGAATGGGTGGCGACTCAGCACTTCAAAATGCGATGACGAGCTATCCTGTTATTCTATCACAAACAGTAGGCAACTGTGATCGTAATAATACAAATACAAAACGTACCGGTGTTGCTGTTATCGGTGATGGCAAGGCTACTGAATATCTACCAGAGTATCCCTGTGTATTAGATAATATCTATGATATACAGACACTGGCAATTGGTACTGGTATCACATCAACACTACCTGAAGCTGATGGTGTTGTACGCAGAGTACCAATGCTTGCTATGTCTAAGGGTGAATACTATCCATCATTCTCATTAGAAATTCTAAGAGCATTCGCAGGACAGGAATCTTATCAGGCTAAAATTAATCAGACTGGTGTTGAAGCTGTTCGCATTCCATCATTCCCAGTCATTAAGACTGATGAATATTCTAGAGTGTTCGTAAACTGGAACTATCGGTTCTCCGAGTTTTCAATTGCCGATATGCCCACAGACCTAACAGGCAAGATAGTCCTGCTAGGAGTAACAGCGGCAGGTGTGACGAACCCTGTTGCAACACCTGTTGGTGCACAATTTCCCCATGCTGTGCAAGCCAATCTTCTTCATACGCTTCTACAGGGGGATTCCGTAGCGATTCCACAATGGACGCAAGCTGCGGATTATGCTGCTTTAATTCTCCTAACACTGGCTATCATCCTATTATCAAGTTTACGGTTCTCGATTATTTATATAATAGTTTTGATCGCAGGTTATTTGTATCTACCAAGGTATCTGTTTGAACACAATAAGATCTTATTTGATGTAAGCTTCAACGTATTTGCAATATTGCTTATCTATCTACACATCTATACTGTTAAGTTTATCTCTGAGCTAATGCAAAAACTACAGATCAAGAAGCAGTTCGGTACATATCTATCACCTGCACTTGTTGAGAAACTACAGAAGAACCCAGAGCTATTAAAGCTTGGTGGCGAAACACGCGAGCTATCTATTATGTTTACTGACGTTAGAGGCTTTACTGCTATCAGTGAACACTATGGTAAAGATGTTCAGGGTCTTACGCAGATTATGAACAAGTATATGACTGTGATGACTGATAAGATTTTAAAGAACGCTGGTACACTAGACAAGTATATTGGTGATGCGCAAATGGCATTTTGGAACGCACCATTAGATGATAAGGAACATAGAAGAAATGCACTTAAAACATCACTTCAAATGCTTGAAGACTTGGATCAGTTTAATTACGATATCGCTGCTATGGGAGTACCTGCTTTCGGCATGGGTCTTGGTATCAATACTGGGGACGTGGTTGTTGGTAATATGGGCAGCAGTCAACGCTTTGATTACACATGTTTGGGGGACTCCGTAAATCTTGCCTCTCGGTTAGAAGGTCAGTCTAAAGAATATGGTGTAAGAATTGTTCTTGGTCATAACACTGTACAGGGTATTGATGATGAGTTCTTTATTCTAGAACTAGATACGATTGCTGTTAAGGGCAAGAAAGAAGGTGTTAGGATTTATACCTGCCTTGGATATAATTCTAAACTATCTGAATATAAAAAGGCTCAAGCAAAACATGCTCAGTTCTTATCTGATTATAGAGCTAAGAGATTTGATAGCTGTGCAAGAAGTATCGAAACCTTGCGCTCTTCCTTCACGGGTAACATGGCAGACTATTATGCAATGATGCTAAAGCGTTGCGAGTATTTCATTAAGAATCCTCCCGGTAAAGATTGGGATGGAGTTTATAGGGCACAATCTAAGTAGGATATTAACGTATATCCCAAAGAGTCGGTTCTATAGTCTTAATACCAGATAGATTAGATGGGAGAGTTGGCATAAAATTAATGCCGCTCTCCTTTTCTACAGTAGCAACTGTCACTTTATACTTGGGAAGATCAGCAACAGGTAGAGCCTTGTTTGGGAAGATAAAGCCCACTGCTCTATTGTTTTTCTTATCAATAATAACTTTAAAGACTCTTGTTGGCACACCGACCTTGTTTGGACCAATAGTAGTATAGCCAGCATCATAGATGGTGCCAGAAACAACATAGATAGAATTGTTGTCAGCTGCTATTGTTCTTACATAAGTTTCTACCTGTTTCCAAATACCACGATTGTTATTAGCAATCTGAGGGATCATATTCGATAGAAAGAATGATTCTGACATAATAACATCTGACTGAGTGTTATTACCAGCAGGAACTAGATGCCCACGATCATAGATATTACCAGCAGTAGCATAATCAGCTAACTGAGACTGATTTGGTTTTGCGATATCTGGATCAGGGCGGAAGTCATCCTTGCGCTTTGACGCACCAGTGATAGCAGCCTTAGTGGGATGCTCTACAACATATTCAGCTGTCTTAGTATCAAAGCGATAACGAATAGCATAGTTCTTTTTGCAGATATGTTGGCCAGCGGCAACATGTTCAACTGGTGCACCGAAAGCTACAAACTGTGGGCACTTGGTGTTAATATCATTAGCATAAGCAATCGAAAAGAATGCAAGAAGGATTAATGATGCGAATAGAATAATTGATGAGGATAGAATAATCTTCATTTTTTAATTTCCTTTGAGTCTACAACTGGATCTGGTTCTGGTGTAACTTCTTTCTTTTTATTTTCAGATGACAGTTCGAAGTCGCAAAGCAAAATCTTAACTATCTCAATTTTTATTTTTATGTACATCAGAATGATCCTCCTTCAACTGCAATACTACACTGATTTTCTGCTGAAGCCTGATCATGTCATTGTCAAGCATTCTAATACGATCAATCAATCCTATTAGAATAACGTTAGTCTCACCGATGATAGGCATTAATTTTGTTGTAACGAAACTATAAATGAAATATACAAAGTATCCCATGCCCACTGAAGATACGATAGGAAACCCATACTGCTTAATAGCATTTACAATTAAATCAGGATCCATTAATCTTTCCTCGCATCGTTCTTGCCATCAGCTCTGGCAATGCGGTCAAGGTCGGGTCTAAGTCCAAGAGCAGAACTGACAACAGCGTCTACTCTGATGATATCGTGGTTCATGGTCTTAATTCTATTCTCAAGACCCATAATGATACCCTGCATGCCCTTGATAGCTTTTACGACACTTTCAAGGATATAGTTGACGACAAAATAAACAAACACCATAGCTACCAATGCGGCGACGATGGGGAACCCGACTTCTCCTATAAGTTTAAAAATGGCACCAGCGTCCATAACCATGTCCTCTCCAAGCTCTTCTATTTATAAATATAAAAGAGGTTTACTAGGAGATATCAATGGGGTACTTTAAGCAAATAATGCAAGACAGCACCGGATCACCCTCGTCAAAGCGGTGGATCACGGTACTGTTTGCATTGGCTCTATGTGGTGCATTCATCACTTCAATCGTGATGGGCACGAAGGCAGATCCAGAGATCGTTCACGCAGTGATGTATGTAATTATCACTGGTCTAGGTATGAGTGGCGCAGAAAAGTTCGCGCCCAAGTAACCTATTCGTCCTCTAGCTTCCCAAACATATACATCGGTCCAGGCAGGTTTAGCGTGGTGGTCGATGCATAAATCTTCTGCTGCTCTTCCGGAGTCTTGGTCTTAAGATAGTCTTCCTGCTGAGCAGCACTCATAATAGAGAAGGCTGGTGGGCAGCTTTGGAAATGAGCATTGGCAGTAAACGAATAGCCAATCTCTTCGCCATACATGAAATTGCTTAAGGTTCTTTCCTCTTTACCGAACTCGCGTTCATATACAGTCTTACCCTTATCAGGACTTTCATAAATCTTCGTCATGGTAACTCCTAAATTTGGTCAACGTAATAAGATGTGACATGGCTATGGTGTTGCTGCAGGAACTTGTCAGGAGCCTGAGCCATCATAGAAATTAGATATCCCTTCGCAAACTGTTCTGGTAGATCAAACAGGATATCAATAATCTCTCTTGAGATTTTAATTTTATCTTCGTGCTTCATATGTTAATGCCTTCTTAATTTCATTGATACGATTTTCTACACGAGAATTGTCATCATCAGACAACTCACCACGGATCTCACAAAGAGAAATCATCTCTTCGTTCAGATCGTTAATGGTTTCTTTCAAAGCTTTAATCATCATTTACTTAATCCTCAAATGCTGTTATCACGATCAAAATAATAATTATCGTTGCGGTATTCAAGAGCCATATAGGTCTCTTCGTTTTCAACCAGGGAGCCAAAACTCATCAGTAGGTCTGACTTAACAGCCTGTATGTAGAACGTATCATGCCGACTATTAACAGCCACATAAATCGGTCCCTTGGATTTCTTAATCGATTTAATTAGGTCATCACGAAGCATCAGTTTCTCTCCTCATCATACAACCATTATAGACTATAATAACAAATAAAGCAAGCACTAAATTCTCTAATAAAATCAATGACTTAGCTAACTCATTGAAAACACTCACTTTTTTAGTTCTTGCTATTTTAACAAAAAGGGTGTATAATGGTTGTATGATGAGTGATACCTCCAACCCCCACCCTGCTAACCTACTGATTTTGCTATAAAAAAATAATGCTTGACTTATTTGTTTTTATAACGTATAATGGTTGTATGATGAATGATGAAAAAGGAACTGAAATGTTGAACTTTATTTCTAAGAAAGAATATACTGGCGCAAACTGCGATATTCTCTCCGCCGCGAGCGAAGAGTTTGAGTCTCCCTATTTCCTGACCTATCGCCAAGCGATTAGCATCGGTAAGGTCGTCAAAAAAGGCGAGCGTGGATATCGTCTCTGCCGTGTGGTCTTCGTTGAAGATCTTAAGAAAAAGAAGAAGGTTGCGAAGCCGAAGTATTTTACGGTCTTCAATATCGAACAGACCGAAGAACTGAAAAAGGAAGCTGCCTAATGCGCACCACTAAAATGCATCGTCTCGACGATAATTCTTGGTATGTAGAATTACTCGAGAATGGTATCTGTGTGGCGACCAAGGGGTTTGACCATGCTAAAGAAGCAAGCGAATATGCTTATTTGTATGAAGTAGGAGAAGCTTGTGTATAAGGTGATTATGACGAATTTCGGCAATGTGGTCTATGAAGGTATGGACCCCAATGTCGCTGTTGAGAAAGCTGTGAGGTGTGGTTTCGAAGCTGTGCTTTACACTAATGGTGTTCCCACCCAAACCTACTCGACGATATCTGGGTGGCAGTCTGTAAAATAGTATTTGACTTTATTTTAAAATTAGCGTATTCTTATTAAATCGAAACTATGAAAAGGAAGTTATAGATATGTCTCACGAAATTGAAATTATCGACAATAAAGCTCAGATGGTGTATGCGGGCGAGCAGCCATGGCATGGTTTGGGCGCTAAGATCCTCCCCGACCTCTCCCCTGAAGACGTGCTTGAAAAGGCTGGTCTGAACTGGGAAGTCAAGAAGATCCCCCTGTATGCCAAGATTAATGGTAAACAGGTAAAGTCCGGTGTTGAAGCTCTGGTCCGCGATAAGGATGACAAGATCCTGACTATCGTCAGCGATGGTTGGAACCCCTGCCAGAACCTTGAAGCTTTCACCTTCTTCAACGACTTCGTTGGTGCTGGTGATATGGAAATGCATACTGCTGGTTCGCTCAAGGGTGGTCGCCACGTGTGGGCGCTCGCGAAGATCAAGGAGTCGTTTGAACTCTTTGGTGGTGATAAGGTCGAAGGCTTCTTGCTCTTCTCCAATCCCCACCAGTTCGGCAAGAGCATCACGGTCCAGTTCACGCCCATCCGCGTGGTCTGCAATAATACCCTGACCCTCTCGCTGTCCTCTAAGACCTCCAAGATGGTCCGTGTTAACCATCGTAACGTCTTTGACGCTGATTCGGTCAAGGAGACTCTGGGTGTCGCCAAGGATAAGCTTGTGAAGTACAAGGAGATGGCTGCGTTCCTCGGTCAGAAACGCTACACGAACGAAAATGTCGTTGAGTATTTCAACCGCATCTTCCCGAAGACTTCTGATCGTAAGAAGGAAATGGGTGCGACGGTCGAGGCGCATAGTCGTGCGGCTCAGTTGGCTGTTGATATGCTTGACACTCAGCCTGGTGCGAATTATGCTCCTGGCAGCTGGTGGAATGCCTATAACAGCGTCACCTTCCTGACTGACCATGTGCTGGGTCGCTCTAACGACACTCGCATGACCTCTGCTTGGTTTGGTGCCAATCAGGCTCGTAAGGTTCAGGCTCTGAACTTGGCTGTTGAAATGGCTGAGGCTGCTTAATCCTCGAGTCCTGAGCACGACTTTAAAAGGCTCTTTATTTTATAGGAGAGAATTATGCAAACCGTAAATCTTGATCTTAGCGTCAACACAATTGATAGTATTGTAATTGAGAGACTTCAGGAATCTGCTGATATTTTGGCAGAGTGTATAAAAAAAGATGTCGCTCGAGCTGCAGATGCTAAAAGGACTGATGCCTTGTTTATGGATATTGATGAAAGTATCCGTATGCTTCGTAAGATGAATAGCGTCATTAAGTATTTTGGTGGAGATCCAGTTGATTGGACTGGTTATAAATAATAAGTAACAAAACTAGGTGCTGAATGAATTATGGTGAAAGATATCTTTAATCACTTCCGGAAAATGGAAGATGGCAGCGTATATGTTGGTAATCATCTTATCCTAGACCTGTGGGGTATAGAAAACAATAAGTTTAGCGAGGGAGATCTAGTTCATCAGTTCTCTCTTGCTTGTCAGGACGCCGGAGCTACTGTACTAAGCGAACATGTACATGAGTTTGGTGAAGAGTGTGGTACTACTGGTGTTGTTGTTTTGGCAGAGAGTCATCTGTCTTGGCATCACTACCCAGAGGTGAATTATATCGCCATAGATATTTTTATGTGCGGTAATGCTGATCCTCTTAAAGCTGTTCCACGAATACTGCAGTATTTGAAACCCACTCGTAAGACTACCGATTTAATTCGGCGAGGAGTATTAAATAATCCAGTAGAGTACACTGTAGCTATTAAAGCTTGACTTAAATGTTCGCATATAGTATAATGATTGTGTTGTTAATTAATTAAGGAGAATAAAATGATTTATATCGTACTTGTTGTTGCTGTACTAGTTGCAGTATATTTTATCTTTGGGGACAATATTAAGTCTCTATGGGCTGTCAATCCTCTAGCTGCAGAAGCGAAGAAGATTCAGGAAGATGTTAAGAATATTCTTGATGTAAACAAGGATGGCAAGGTTGACGTTGCTGATGCTAAGGAAGCAGTTCAGAAGACTGCCACTAAGGTTAAGGCTTCTGCTAAGAAGATGACTTCTAAGAAGAAGAAGTAATTGGTCGTTGATGTTACTTGATTAGCGTTCTGGACTCGGGGGCAGTACCCGACGCCTCCACCATTGCGGGGGCGACACAGGATCGACAGGCGAGGATAGGGTAGCGGAGATTAATCGGTAGATACCACCGTGACGGATCAAATGTAAATGCTAACGATAATGGAAGCATTGCTCTAGCCGCATAAGCTAGACTTGGGTTCGGTGGGTTCCTAGAAACAGAATACCCACCACCTTTCAACAAAGAGGATATATTATGCCAAAGACTAAAATGGAAAAGCGAAAAGAAGCATTAGTGCGTATGGAGCGTGGTCCTAAGAATCCCGCCTCAGACATGCGCGCGAAGAAGTATCCTCGCAGTGCTGAGAAACGTCTTGAAGATATAGCTCATCTAAAAACTCTAATTGGCTGGTCATGAGCCTTCCAAAACTAAAAACACCTGCAGAATTTGCGCGTGAGATCGAAGAACTAGTATGGGAACTTGACATCGAGTATATTGATGCTGTTATCCTGTACTGTGATCGTAATAAGATTGAAGTAGAAACAGCAGCATCCTTTATCAAGCTGAACTCTAATATGAAGAGCAAGGTACAGGGTGAAGCTGAAACTTTAAACTATCTACCCAAGATAGCAAGGCTTCCTAACGTATGACCCCATATGAGACTTATGTCTTGTACTCTGCTCTGAAAAATCACTTCACGACTGAGTCATATGATTTCATAAAATATAATGGTAAGATTAAAACATCTATTGATCAATTCCAAACTCGTAAGGATAGGTTCTTCTTCGCTAAGTTAGCCAAGAGAAAAGATGTCAAAGACTTTTTAATATCAAATTTTGTCATTGGTGAGTCTAATCTTTGGGTAGGTGATCTAGTCGGTAATTGTAAATATGAACAGATCTATGTCGACTGGAAGAAAAGATTTCAAGCACTATCATATTATTTTGAACAAGAGCTAAAAAACTGCTTGACTTCATTAGATGAAAACGTTATAGTAAAGAATCAACAGCATCCCTTTCTGCTGAAGATATTCCTTCGTAAGAAGATAAGCATAGAGAGTCTAATCATACTAGATGATCTCTTAGGTTTCTCCGAGCATTGGAATAAAGAACTGGGTGACGATATTGTGTGGAAGGAAGTTAATTTGTTATGTAAAAAGTATCGTCCCTTTCTAAATTATGATAAACAGAAGATGCGAAATATTGCCTTGACTGTTTTTGATAAATAGGTTATATTATTGAGTACGTGGATAATCACATATACAAACATACAAACATACGGAGAATACTAATGGATTTTGCTACACTAAAGAACTCGCGTTCGTCTGAACTAACTAAGCTAACTGCTCAGCTTAAGAAGATTAATACCAATGAAAATGCTTCATCTGCGGATGACCGCTTCTGGTATCCTGAAGTAGACAAGACTGGCAATGGCTATGCCGTTGTTCGCTTCCTACCTGCTCCTGCCGCTGAAGACGTGCCTTTCGTACGCACTTGGGGTCATGGGTTTAAGGGTCAAACCAGCGGCAAGTGGTACATTGAAAACTCCCTAACAACAATCGGCAAGCCTGATCCAGTCAGCGAGTATAATACTCAGCTCTGGAACTCCACCACTGATGACAACTCACCTGCTCGTAAGCAAGCTCGTGATCAGAAGCGCAAGCTAACATATATCAGCAATGTGTATATCGTTAGCGACCCTTCGAAGCCACAGAACGAAGGTAAGGTGTTCCTCTTCAAGTATGGTAAGAAGATCTTCGATAAGCTTAATGAGGCGATGAATCCTCAGTTCGCTGATGAGAAGCCTTTGAATCCCTTTGATCTCTGGGAAGGTGCCAGCTTCAAGATCAAGATCCGTCAGGTCGAAGGCTATCGTAATTACGACAAGTCTGAGTTCTCGGATCGTGGTCCTCTGAACAACGATGATGGTGAACTAGAGCGTATCTGGAAGTCTGCTCACTCGCTCCAGGCGTTCCTGGACCCGAAGAACTTTAAGGAGTACGATACCCTTAAGACTAAGCTAAATGACGTTCTGGGACTGACTGCAAAGGTCTCCAGGGAGTTCCAGGAGGACGCTCCAGTAGCTGCCGCGCCTACCTTTAGGCAGAAGGATGCTGATGCATCTGGTCCTGTCGCTGCCGTCCCGTTCGCGGCTACAGTAGAGGATGACGATGATCTTAGCTACTTCAAGAAGCTGGCTAACGACTAGTCCTAATCATATTGGGTGAACTTGGGG